ATAAAAGTTAAACGTGCCATTCGGATAGCCATCGTTATACCAGCAGATTGTCGGCACCGCATTTACCGGCTTGTATTGCACATCGGCCCATGTCTGGTTATCGACCAGCTTGCACGGATAGTCCACATTGGACAGCCGATTAAACAGGTAGTCCACCGACGCGGGCCGACCGTCTGCGAGTTCCGAGGTTGAGTATGATGCGGTGCCAGCAGTCAGCGTAAAGGTTTCCTCCGTAATCGTGTAGAGCATCGGTTTCTCCGCGCCCCACGATTCCAGCATACGATTCAGCCAGCGAAGCCCGAACGCCAATTGATCGGCGTCCGGTTCCTCATTCGGCGCGGTGACAAATCGCTTTGCCAGCGCGTCCTGCACCAATACTGCCCCGGTTGTCATTTAGGCACCTATAAAACGGTTACGAATTAACGAAGCCGGGAATCTCTACGTTACCCGATTGTTTTTGTTTTTTGGCGGGCTTTTCTTCTTCTGCGGCGGTGGCTCCGGCTGCGGCGATATTCGCCTGCGCCTCTACCGCCTTAGCGTCCGGCTTGGTAATGCCGCGCATGGCAAGAGTTTCCTCAAACGAGGGCGCAGTAAGATAGCCAAGCTCTCCGGGGTTTTTCACCCATCCGGAATTAAGCCGGTGCGTGAGTTCCGTATCGTCATGAATGACATCGGCTACGATTTTCTCGCCCTCGCGCTTATACATCATGCGCGGGTAGTCCTGATGCACGTATTTCGGTTCCTCAACCATCATGCCCGTTTCAGGGTCACGGCGGTCGAAAAACACATGGCGCGGCGGGCGATACGATGACTTTTGTTCAACCGGCGCTTCGGGGATTCGGCTGTAGTCAATTTCCATTTTTATCTCCTTCAATTTAACTCCAAAAACGGGAAGGGCGTTTTATCACCCTTCCCAAAAAGGGGCCGTTAGACCCCTGCGCCCATTTTAAGCGCCGACCTGTTGCGATGCGAGTTCCGGATACACCGCCGCGCTGCCCCACAGACCGTCAACGCGGTTGCCCACGGTGTCAGTCGAAATGGCCGCTTGGCGGAATACGCGAAGGCTGAACCCGTTTTGCGAACGGACCGCACCCCAACCACCAAACTGCGCGAGGTCAACCAGCTTGACCATCGCCAGTTCAAACGCCGACTCATGCCATGCCAGATTGCGGACATAGCTGGTCGAAGCCGTGCCGACGAACGTCAGAGCGCCACCCGATGTCGGGGAAGCGGTGCAGTTCTGGAACGGGCCAGCGGTGATGATTGCGGGGCTGATGTTGATCGTCAGGTTGCCCGAACCGTCCGAGGCTTGGTCTTGGATACACACAAATTGCAGCAGTTCGCCGGTCGATTGGCGGGTGACGGGGTTGACCGCATAGCAGCCTGCCGCCGTGAATACGTCACCTGCCTTGACGCGGGTTGCCGCCGCAGCCGTCCAGCCGTTCGTGATAAGCGTGCCGGTATTGGACCAGCCAGAGGTAAGCCCCTGATTGGCACCGTTGACCACCGGAGAACCACCCAGCGGGCCGACGGTATGGCGCACCACGTTCTGCGACATGGCGATTTTCAGGCCGACGGTGTTAGTGCCGTCAATGAAAACGCCGTCCCGATACTGGTCGCTAATCGCACCAGACGGGTTCAGCAGACCGGCCAGCGAGGGAACCAGCGCAGCGTTGCTGCTTTGGTCCAGCGCGTAGTAGCGGCCACCGTCACGCGGGGCGGAAAAGTCGTCAAGCTTCTTGCCGAGGTCGAACAGCGACTGGATGCTCGACGGCGCGGTGCCAGCGGTGCCGGTCAGATTGCCGACAGCGTTTTTCGCCATCGTGTAGATGCTCTGATCGACGGTTTGCGCCAGTTGAATCATCTTCGGCTTGATGATGCGGTTGTTGAAGTCCTGCTCTTTCAACGTCATATCCGCCGAGGTGAAAGCCGTATCAACGTGCTTCTGCTGATCGACCACCAGCGGGATGCTCGTCTCGGTGTAGGCTTGCGGGTCAAACGCAGCGCCAGTCGAAACCGTGAAGCGTGCCGGACGGCGCACGTTCAAGGTATCACCGATTTTCATGTCATCCTTGCCAAACTCCATTTGGTGCTTGCGCGAGACGCGCTTACCAATGACGATTTCGTTTTGCAGCGAAAAAAGGCACTGGTTGGTATACATCACCGGGTTTTGGAAAATGTTGTTAGCCATTGCAAATTACCTCATGTGTTTTTCCGCCCACGCGAAATAGGCCGCTGTGTCCTCAGGAGGTGTCGAAGATGACGAAGCCTTTGCCTGAAGCGGCTTGCTCGGCGGGGGAGCGTTCGATATTTTTGCAGCGCCTTTGAGTGTGGCCGAAAGCTGACCCAAAAGAATTCCGTGAAGCTCGGGCGGATTGGAAAAAAACTGTTCAGTGAGTGCCGGATTCTTGACCATGTGATACGCAACCAGCGGGCCATCGGGCATACGGCGAATGAGATCAAATACCGGATTCGGCACTGAAATCTCATGCGCCCCTTCAGCCATCGTTGCATCATAGTCAGGGATGCTTTTCGCAATCTCGCGTTGTCGCGCCATGTAAGCATTGGCTACGGCGCGCTCGGATTGCTCCTGCGTAGCTTTCGCGGTTTGCTCTGACTGCTCGCGGCGTAACTGCTCTAACATGCTCTTGGTGCGCTGCTCTGCAATCCAAGCGGCATCATCCCGAATAAACTGCGCGTCAGCCTCGCCATGCACATACTTTGCAGGGTCCGGCCTTCCGTCACTTTCCGAAGTTGCGGCGGGTTTTGATTGGCCTTTGAGAATAGACAGAAGTTCTGCGTTCTGTTTCTCTAGTGCCTCTCGTGCCTGACGCTCGGCATACTTGTCGCGGGTGAGTTCATCCATCCGCTTTTGCACGCCACGCGCCCGCTTATCGGTCTTTTCCTTTTCCTCTTTCTGAGCCTGTTGGTTCTTTTGCTCATCGGTTACTGCGTCTTGGTTTTCCGTCGCCTCCGTTTCAACGGACTGCTCGGCAACGTCAGGCGTTACCGCTTCGGAGGGTTGCGCTACAGTCTCAGGCGTAGCGGCCTGTTCGGTGTTTTCTACTTCCAGTGTTTCGCTCATGGAATTCTCCAAGTTATTGTGACCCGGTGTATTAGCCCACCGGTAGGCTATTCAGTTACAAACTCAATAAATCAATCAATAAGTTCCATCGTCAGACCTTGCAGCGCCATAGTGTCGGTGCCGGTCGCCTTGGTGACGGTCACAGCAATCTCAATTTCATCATTGAGATAGTTGTAAGTGGTAACAGTCGGGTAAGTCTCACCAGTGACACCGCCCCAACCGGACTTAGTGCCAGCGGAACCGCCGCCTGACATGAAGCCCTTGATTGTCACGCCGTCATTGCAGAAGGCGATTTCCGAATCGAAGTTGAAATAGCCCAACGAGGCCAGAGCGCCGGAGGTGAACATCGCAGTGCCGCTGCTGCCACCAACCTTCACAATCAGCGTCTTGGCATTGCCGCCGTCAGTCATATCGACGTTGCCGACGATACGCAGGCGAGCATTCAGCGGAATCACGCCGGGGGCGATACGCAGCGAGCCGATGGTCTGGTTAGAAGTGCTGGAACCAGAGGCAAAGGTTTCGTTAACGCTCATCAGGAATGAACGGGTGCGGTCGCCCACATAGCCGGACATATCGCAGATTGCGACGTTCGACGCGTAAGTTGCAGCGGAAACCTGAATGTATCCGGTCGTCGAAGGCCGGAACGATTGCGGGTTGATCGACGCGCCGAAGCTCCACGGCAGGAAAGGGCCGGACGGATTGCGCGAGAACGAAAGCGAGGTCGTGCCGCCCAGCGTTACAGGACCGGCAAGAACGCTGGTCAGGGTATTAACCGGAATGACCGCAGAGGTCGTGCCAGCCGGGACATTGATAACAGTGGTTGCCATGATTATTGCTCCTTAGTGGTTGATAAATCGGTTGAATCTGTTACGGGTTCAGGTTCGTCAAGTTTCGCAAGCAGCATTTTGTGAACGGAAATAGCCGCCGTGCCGCGAATCTGGAAAATGCGTGCGTTTTCCATTTCTTGCTCAATGGATGCGATTTCAGCTTGCAAAAACTCTTTGGTAATATTCATCTTAGGCAATCGTGCTGACCATGATGTAATACGTGGTTCCCGCGCTGGTAATCGGGATGCAATGCGTCACCACGGGGCTACCGACTTTGGCGCGGAATACACCGCCGACAGCAGCAGCAGGCATATCCATGAAATTGCCAATCGTGCCGGTCCCGCTATTGGTCACGCGGATAAACGAAGCATTTGACCAAGTGCCGCCAGAGGCAAAGTCCGAATCCAGTTGCAGCGCAGCAAGCGTGCCGCCCGGATTGGTCGAAGTGCCGCCTAACGTGACGCGGGCTGCGTTACCTGCGCCGCTGATCGTGCCGCTACCGTTTACTGACAGGCTGATATGAGCGCCGTTGATCGTGCCGCCAGCCGCAGCGCCAACGCCAGTGACTTGCGAAAATGCCCGCAGCGTTTCGCCGCTTCCGGTGCCGGTAAATCCGAGGCGCGAGTAAATCAGCCGCGTATCGCCAGAGGTGGCCGAAGTGGTTGCATACAGCGCATTGAGATTGCTGGCGGAAGTGATCGATACCGGCGAACCGGAAGTGCCTTCATTAACGCCGCCGGTCGCCGTCAGTGCGCCAGTCAGTGAAGTCGCGCCGGTAACGGTCAACGTATCAAACGTCGGCTTGCTCATCGCTACGCCGAGTGCCTTTCCTGCTTGTTCTGCTGCCATGATGTTTGCTCCTTAGTTGTTAAAAAATAATTTATTATTTATTGTGTTGATGTGTTGACCACAGCAATTCCACTAGCCGCAGCCATCATTATTCCGTAAGCGTCGTATAGGCTTGCCGTTGCCACATCGACGGTAATCGTGTCACTGCTCAACACTTTGTTCGCTAACGTCAGCAGAACGGTCAACGTGCCGTCTGCATTGTTTGTGATCGACTGACCGGCACTAATGCTTGAACCGCCACGCTTGAACGTCAGACCAGTGTTTCCGGTAATGCCGCCTGTTTTCGTGACAGGAACAACAAAAATCGTCCGACCATCAGCAGAAACAGTGCAAGATGCCGCTGAAAGCGTAGGCGCAACCGGACCCGCCGCCGGACATTCAAAGAACCGACCGAAGCCCCGTTTTACCGTCGCAGCACTCGCCCCACTTGCAGATGCAGGGGATATCCGTGCGTAGTTTTTCGGCGTTCCGAGGTAGCGATTATCAAATACCGTCGAACCAGAACCCGCCCCTTGATATAGACCGATACCGGCGACCACTGAGCCACCACTAGCCCATGTCACAGCGGGGTTTTTATCTGTCCACGTAATCGGGAGCGAGCCGATTGCAACGCTTTCAGGAGAAACACCGTTCTGCGTGTTATAGGCCGTGGCGAACGATTTGATGGGAAGCATCGGGCAATACAGGCTTCCGGTGTCCATAGAAACACCGTAGGTCAGCTGTCCGGTCATAAACACATCAAACGACCGAGCCTCGTAAGCTGTGACCAAACTGCCGATGTTCGGATTGCCTACGTTGTAGTAGGCCGTGCTGCTCCGGGTCATCTTAATGTTTGCGCGTTGATAATCCTGCGCGACAGTCCACGATGCACCGTTTTTTGTCCATGCTTCGGTGATGCTCGTTTCTTGTCCGTAGGTTCCTGCCGGGCCTTGATGGTCTGCGCCGCCAATAAATTCAATGGGGCTTCCTGCCGGCCCAATCTCCCACGCTACATCGGGATTGGAACCGTTTGTCGATATAACTGGTGTGCCACTTGAACCGCCGTAATACTGCGTCATCTGCAAGTGCGCCGTTGCGTTTATCACGCGATGCGCTACACCATTCGTGAATGTTCCAGCGGACGCATAGGCCATCACGCAACCGACCCGCACACCCTCCCCGCCAACGCCGGTTCCGTTCGTCTTAATTTTTACAATGTCACCAGCTTGCAGTTCATTGCCCGCGCTCAATGAAACGGCAGTCGCAAAATATCCGCTACCTGCGGGCGTAATGTTCGACGCGATCGTGGCGTCTGATCCGCTGCGGGTTCTGATAACGTCAAAGTGACCGAGCGATGCAGAACTACAAAACACATACAGGCTGTCGAGTTTTCCGCTTGGGAAACCGTTACCCGCAAGAACCCATGACGGAACATCCCATCCGATATAGGCGCCAGACACGCCGAGATTGCGGAACCGGAACGGCGACGAGTTGTCTGCTGGCGTGCTGCCGCTGGTGTAATCTGGCGCATAAGTAAACACCACGCCGGGATACATCGCACCCTCAAACGCCGCCCACATCGGGTTCAGCGTTTCGCCAAGAGCCGTGGTTTTATTGTTCAGACACCACGCGACACCCGTTGCGGATTCGTCTTGATTCGCTTCAAAGAACCATTTACTTGCATCCGCCGCAACCAAGTGGTGCGGGTAGACCATGAAGTGGCCCAACAGCGACGATGTAACCGCGCCAAGTGTATCAGCGGACGAATAGGTGTCGGCAGTATCGCTGACGCTGAAATGATAAACACCATCCGCAAGACCGGAAATAGTGATCGAATGGTCGGTCGTTATGGTTGCATCCGTCGCCGTCGAACCATACGACGACGTTGCGCCGTAGCTGACTTTTGAATCCGTGGCTTGATCTGTAGTCCACGTAACTGTCGCCGTTCCGTCCTCGTTATTCGTCCACGCAGGGCCGACGGTAATTACTGGCGGAATGGGGCCAATCTCACCACCGCCACCTGTCGGAAACGGCAGCAAATTCAGAAACGGCCCGGAGTCGCGGAATGACGGGAACATATTATCAAGGCACCAATTCACCCGGTTTAGCGTAAAGATCGCCACCTGCGGCAATTTGGATTGCAGAGACTCGCCACGGCGCATCGGTTCCACGTGGAACCTCCATAATCACCGGCGTATTCGCTGGAATCGGAGTTCCTCCAGTCGTAGCGGTAACGGCCTCACCAACAATCACATAGGCTGCACTAGTGCAGAAAACAAGAACCTTACTCGGCCCCGGATTCCACGTTGATGTAGAACCCGCAGTGCCGGTGTAAGCCACGGTTCGCGCCGGATACAGCGTTACATCAGAAGGTGAGAATGCGCTCATAATAAAATCCCTTATATGATTTACTGTGGTTTATCTGTGTCCGGCTCCGGCGCAGGCTGCATCTGCGCGATGCGAATATCCGTCGCTTTGCCCATTGCGGCAATCTCGATGCGGGTTTCATTGTCGCGCTCCGCAATCCATTTTTTGGTCGCAGCATCGCGTTCGGCCTGTTCGCGTTTCAGCCGGTCCTCGCGGTCCATTTTCTCGCGGGCAAGGTCCATTTCCTTAGTTTCGATTTCGGCACGTAAAATGCGCTCGCGCTCCTCGGATTCAGCCTTCACGCGCAACCGCGCATCCTCAGTCGCCGCGCCGCTTTCCAATTCCTGATTACGCTGCTGCAATTCCTGCAATTCCTGCTGCATCTGCTGGATTTGCTGCCCCATTTGCTGCATCCGCATCAGCGTCGCAGGATCGGGCATCTTCCCGCCGTCCTGCTCTTTGGCTGCAATGGCTTGCTGAATGGGCGGCGGCAACGCAAGTTTCAGCCGCTCGGCCAGAATGTCGGCATCGGCAACGTCCAGCGATTTCACAACCAAGTCGCCCGCAACCTGCGCCACTGGCGGGAACGACTGCACAAGCTGCATGAGCTTATCTGACGTTTCCTGCCGCTTGGTCGCGTATCCGGGGCCAGCCTCAACCACCGTCGCATACTTGCCAACCGTAACGTCATTCAGCCGGATGGCTTCAAGCGGATTGTCCGGATTGGGCGAAGTCTGATTGATCGTGACCATTTTCCGCGTGTCATCCGGCCCAATGATCTGCACAATCTGCTCGGTGTCGTAGTAAACCGGAATCCATGACTGGATGATGCGCCCAGTCAGCGCAATCGCTCGGTGCTGATTATCGACAAAATGGAATGTTCCGGTATCGCCCTGCTTTTCACGCGCAAGAATGGCCCGTCCGCTGGTTTCCGTTCCTTGCTGCCCAAGCGAGTTTTGATACATGCCGATGGTCGAGCGCATCACGCCTTGCATCGTGTTGCACCAGTTGATCCAGCCCGCATCCGGCATTGAGGGTTCGGTGCGCGTCGGGCGCGGTATCTCGTTGCCCGCATCGTCGCGGTGCTTATACGGCAACACGCTGTAATTGACCGTATTGGCGTTTTTCCAGATGTCCTTGTAATCGTCAATCGCCTCTTGCGGCGCAACCCACGGTGCACGCGGCGTCAATGCAAGGTGAATGGCCTGCGCGGTCATTCCGAAATTGAACATCGCCTGCGCGTCTCGCGCCGGTCTGACCAATCCCTGAAACGTGCGCTTGCCGTCCATCACAACGTCATAGCCGGTTGTCTGCACCACCGGGATAATCTCGCCGGGGATAACGTGCGATTCCAGCAATTGCTGACCGCCTGCAATGCGGTGTTTCTCAACGGTGTAGGTTTCGCATTGCCGTTCGCGGATAATCCGCACGCCTTTGGGCGGTTTCGGCATTTCGTCCTTCCAGCCCACAGCGCCATCGGACATCGCAACCAGCGTGCGCTTTTTCGGCACGCGGCGATAGTAGTCCGCTACGATGATATGGTCGCGCCCGTCCTGCCAGTTGCTATCCACGTTGTCCCATGAAACAGGGTCCGCGTCTGGGTATTGCTGCTCAAATTCGTCCTTGTGCATCCTGTCCGTGATAAACAGGAAATTGCGATCCGATGCGTCCGGCTCCTCGTAGTCCAAGTCGCCATACACTGATAGCGCATCCTGCACGGCTTTAATGCAGATTCGCTGGTTGAACGTATCCCCGATGTATTCGGTGCAGACTACCCAATAGCCGCGACCGGCGACCACTGAACCCTGAAAGCCGTTATCGTAAGCGGCCTCGGCGTTCGATTCGTATTCAATGGCGCGAATGATGCCCTGCTGAATCTCGGCAACCTCTACGGAAGCCTCGCCGCTGGCCGGATGCACAAGGATTGCGGGCTTGTTCTGGCGCTCATCCCCGACAACCTGATTCACGAACTGCTGCATCTGGTTGAACTCAAGGCACGGCTCATCCCAGTGTTTGCGACGCTGCTTAACACCCTCGGACCACTGCTCGCCGGGAGAATACACAAATCGGAAGTCAGACCGCATGTTGTCGCGGTTGTGACCGTCAGCCTCAATGATGCGTGCGAAACGCTCCCGCGCTTCCTCGCATATCGCCGCCTCGTCGTATTCCGGTTTTTCCTCCGGCTCTACGCCTTCCAGCGGCTCATTGGTTTCTGTGTTTTCTACGTCAGCCATTTAATTTATGCGGCATATGCGGATATGGAGGGGCGGAAGTCGTTAGCCGTCGCTTTGGCTTTCTTGCGCTCGGTCACAATGCCGGGGAATAGCTCGGACATCGCCCACACGAACGCATCGGCGCGGTTCGGGGAACGGTTGCCCTTGTATCCCGTGGTTGTCATCGCGCAAAGCTCGGTTTCAAGTTCGTTGAATGAACCGTAAAACCTGATTTTGCCTTGCTCGGTCAGTGAGCTAATCGGCTCGGCGCGAACGCACTTGCCACGCGATGCCGTGATTTTCTTGAACGGGATTCCGGGCTTCGCGGTCTGCACCACGTATTTCACCATTTCGCCGCCGTAGTTGGTTTCGCCCACAACCAAGTCGCCCTGATGCCGGTCGTAAGCTGCGGCAACCAGATTTCCCCACGTTTTCGGGCCAGCAAGAACGGTGCAATCTTCCAGCACGTAAGCGCGGCCATCAGTTCCGAGGCCAGCAACGAGAATGCCAATCTCATCGTTGCCGGCGTTCTCATCGTCATCAGCGCCAGAGGGGTCAACGGCCACGACAACGCGCACCATGTCCGGCGCTTCGTCGCAACGATTCTGGTCGATCATCTCGTCGGTCCACAACGCACCCGGAGCGACCTCTGCGTATGAACCCTCAAGAAACCGTTTGCGTAAGCGCATCGGCAACGCTTCCAGCGTTTTCAGGTATTCCGCTGGCAGGTTTTCCGTGTTGTCCTTCGGGTTCAGCTTGATGTAAGCGTATTCCGCGAAGTTATCAATGGCTTTGTTGGTTTCCGGGTCTTTGTTCTCGTGAAAGAGTTTGTAGGCCCAGTGCGCTTTCGATGGCGGATTGCAGTCGTAATACGTTTTCAACCGCAGCGGATGCTTCACGCCGTTTTTCTCATACGTGCAAAGCTGCGCCAAGCGAGTCAGCGCCAAGTTGCGCGAACTGAACGGGATTTGCGAAACCTCGTTCAAAAATATCGTCGCGTATTCTTGGCCTAGAATTTTCTCGGTGCGCTCTTTGTCATCAAGACCGCCAAACCAGATTTGCGATTTGTTCGGGAACGTGGCGAACCAATCGGATTTGTTGATCTCATACGGCACGCCGGGGAAGCAAAGCTGCATCATCTTCGGGAACGTGTCGTAAATCACCGAAGCCTTGACCGAATTGAAATGCAGGCGAAACACCGCATGACGCGAACCCGGCGCGGCCAATGCTCTCAATGCGATCACGCGCAACGTAATGAAAGTCTTACCAGAACGTGAACCGCCCTCCAAGAGAATGTGCCGAGCGTCTGAACCGAGAACGTCTAGCGCCTCGTCTTGGCGTGAGGTTAGCTTAAAGGGTGCGTTCATCGCGGGCCACGAAAGTTATCGTGAGGGGATTGCCATCGCCATCAGTGATGCCTTGCGTAGCCTTCCCGTCTGCGCGATCAATTACGTCAAGCAAAACCTTTTCATTTCCCGATTCTGCTGTCTCAACGTAAATTTTTGCGAGGGCTTCATATCCCTTGTCAACATCGCCGTATTTGCGGGCTAAAACGCGTTCCACGGCCTTGTGAAAGCGTTTTCCTCTTGCGGAATTGTTGTTTCCCTCAGGAGCGCCGCCGGGCATGTTGTAGAAACGCCTAAGTTATTGATTTGCGCGAATAGTGAGCACTAACTTTGGCGATGTCAAGGAAATTATAGCGATTTGCAGTAAAAACTACCGCGATTGGCGAGAATCCATAGTTTTGCCTTTGCGCTTTCCGCTGGTGGCAAAAGCTCATACCACGGTTTATTCGACGCCGGTTTGGTTTTGAATCGCTCAGTTGTTGCCATCTGAATCCAGCGTTGATCGAATTCGGGTTTATCTGCCATGTCAAATTCTCCGTTCAATAATTTGGTTAGTGGTTACTAACTTTTCCTCGCGCGCGCGTATCACTGGGGAAAATGAGCATCTTCGGACTAAGTATATGATTTATATATATGTTTACTTGCTCTTTTGATGAGCATCTTCGATGAGCATCTTCGGCAATTTTTGAGCATCTTGGGACGGTTTGAGCATCTTCGAAGGCGCTCACGAAGGCGCTCATGGCTTGAGCAAGTAAAAACTTAATAGAATCAGTATATTGGCCGAAGGCGCTCAAATATATGGGACAGGCAGGAAGCGGCAAAATGTGAGTAAATACTAACATTTCATTTTTCATAATGCGGAACGTCATTTTCAGGCAATTCCCAACCCCATCCGGATGAAAATGTGCCCTTTTTTGCAACCACTTTCAGATCATCCTTTGCCCTTCGAACACTAGCCCATGAAACGCCAGCCTTGCGTGCGGCGGCCTGAATTTCGACCGTTTTTACCCATCCATCGCGCAGCAGATCAACCAGAAAATCCTCGGCATCCTTGATCGCTCCGTGGCCCTCGCCGCTGGTATCCCGCATCAATTCATCGGCGGATTGGGTGATGGCCTCGTTTTCCCATAGGATGCGGCTGGTGCTGATTTCGGGGTCTGAGCCGGTCAGCCGGTAGCCTTCGACCGTGTAAGCCAGCCCTTCGGTATCCGGGCCGAGGTTGTTTTTCAGGGGCACAAAAAGGCGACGCTGCGGGTTTTCCTTGTCTTTAACCACGCCCCAGACTGCTCGAGGTGCGCCAGTAAAGGCCACGCTGCCCTGAGTGCGGTGCAATGCGCTCGATGTTTGCGATTTGTTCAGGTGCGTGACCAGCACGATTGCCGCACCATGCTTCGCTGCCGCATCCTTGAGAGGGGATAGCACTCCGCGCACCTCGGCGTTATTGTGACTGTCCACCTTGCCCATATAGGCAGAAACCGGGTCAATGATGACTAGCCGGACATCGCCAACCTGCGCCATGCAGTCTTGTAAGTTCTTGATGTCTCTGGATAAATCAAATGACCGTTCGCCCTCGCCGCCGTCCTGAGTTTCAACCTTGGTGGCGTTCAGCACGAAAACGCGGGAAAGGTCAGCGCCGGCTGCCGCGAGGCGCGGTCCAATGGTGTCCTCGGCATCATCCTCAGCGTTCAGCAAAATGACATTGCCAAGCGGCGCTCGGTC